ATGATTGATGAGTTTTTAACGTGGTTTGAGCATTCAAAGGGGAGGCAGCCAAACACGATCCAGTCTTATGAATCCTCCTTGCGAGAGCTTGCCAGTTTCTTAAGTGAGAAAAATAAGGTGTTGTTAGCGGCGAACCGTTATGACTTGGAGGCATTCACCGGCATTAATGCACACAATGCCGGATTGTCAGTCGTCAGTCGGCGGCCGCTGGTGGCAGCGGTACGCGCGTTTTATACCTGGGCACACAAGCATGAGCATTTGGGCACTAATCCAGCCCAGCATTTGAGCTATCCGAAGGCGGGAAAGTCATTGCCTGTCCCCATTACCACTAATAGCCTCGAAAAGCTTTTAACGTCGATTAAGTTAGATTCGTTTATTAATGTGCGTGATGCGGCGATGATTGCCTTATTGGCAGGCACTGGGATGCGGATTAGTGGGCTGTTGTCGCTGAATCAATCGAGTTTGCTGGGTTATGAGCGGTTTAGGGATGTGAACCGCGTCACGATTCGCGTGACGGAAAAGGGCAAGAAGCAGCGCATTGTGCCTGTGCCGGATGTGGCTGTGTTGTATCTGCATGCTTATCTTGGCCAAAGCTATTTGGATGAAGTGGATAGGCGTTTGCCGAATGGTGATAAGGTTCTTTTTATTAATACCACTAATACTTATGTCGAGAAGCATGAGCATTTTGGGGAGGCATTGCGTTTAACACGTCGTAGTGTGTTGCGCATGATTAAAAAGCGGGGTGGTGCTTTAGGGATTACACCTGATCAATTAAGACCCCATGCGTTGCGGCATTGGTTAGGTACGGATTTGTTAAATCGAGGTCGTAACTTAAAGGAAATCCAAATGATATTAGGGCACGCCGATATTAGAACAACTGAGATTTATTTGCATTTAGCCATGGATCGGTTAATTGAGGCTAGTGACTCAACCAGTTTGAATATCATGGATACACCGATGAAACCGATTGCGGATAAGATGAAAAGGGCAGCACATAAAATTAAATAAACTTTAGCGCGCACGTTCCTGTTTATGAGATACATAACTCTTATTATGCTGCTCATGGGCTTTTATAAGAGCAAGCAAAGATGTATGTTTTAGGGCAGCTACGTAAAGGCTTGTAACTGCTTAAAAAATCAGCAATCCTAATTGTAACAATTCTAGTTTGCTTATTTGTCTTATTCGTATAATGTTAAAAAGCGAAATAGAAGCGGGTTTAAATGGCGATTAGCAAGGGTTTTAAAGCTGCTTATTTACGGTAAAGCGAAATAGAAAGGCGGAAATAAGACTATTGGTGCGCTTATTGAGTAGGGTGGGGGCTTGGCAATAGGTTGGAAGTGGCTGAGCGGTAAGGTGGGTACTTAGTTATCTACACTAATTTAGGGTTTTTGAAAAAAACGCGGTGACGGCAAATGAATAACAATAAAAATACGGAACTAGCTTTTAAATGTGGCACGACCAAAGGTGGATGCGGCAAGCGTTTCACTGCCACGCAATATCAAACAGCCAATTTTCCTGAGCGCGAATGGTATCCGTATGTGCACAGTGCGGTGTGTCCAGCGTGCGGGCTGGATGCTGGGCAGGCAAATTGGCAGCTTGGGCAGTGGAAAGCGGTTTATGATCATGGTCGCCCAGGGCCTACGACGGCTGAAGGTTTAAAAGCCATTGCTGATGCCACTAAGAATCGCGACCCCTCCAGTTTTGCTGTCAGCCGTTTTAATGCGATTACGCATGGCGCGACGGCGGAGGTGGCCAAGTTTTTTCCGGCACGACCAGGGAAGTATCCGGTTTGTGATGGTTGTGAGTATTTGTTGGATGGTTGTGGCACTGAGATGCGGCATTGTGCCAAACGTACCGAGCTATTTGTGCAGTTTGCCTTGGCTCAGGAACAAGGGGACGGTCGCTTATTGGGTCGCTTGATGGCTAGCACGCAAGCGGGTTTGCTGGCGATTACGGGCGATATGATCCGTGCGATTGCAGCGCGTGGCGTTGAGCTAGAGCGTCCTATGTTTGTTCGTGGTGATAAAGGCGGGATTGATTTAGCCACGTATCGCGATGAATTTGGCAATCAGCAGACCATTATGGAAGTATCTGCCAATCCATTGTTGAAGCCTTTGATTGATCTTATGAGCAAAAACGGGATGACGCTGGCCGATTTGAATCTAACACCAGCGGCGGCGGAAGAACAAAAACGATTTGATGGGTATTTGGATGATAAAGAGGCTGATCGGCAAAGTGTCGCTGATGCCATGGCCCAACAGCAGGCGAATATGGATAAATTATTAGCGGTGATGAATCGCGGCTCCAAGTTGATACCCGCAGGGAGGGTGATAGATGTCGAACCCGAAACGGATTAGCGGTACGCAGCGCATTGAAATGTGGTCGGAGGCAGAGCGGGAAATTCAGCGCTTTGCGGGCGACCACTACCAGTGGCATAAGCACATTCATAAAGTCACATTGGATCCCATTCAGGTGTTGAAGTGCACGGAAATGGATGAACATGCGCAAACCGTGGACTTTAGTTCGCGGCGGATGGGCAAGACTGCCGTAAAAGAGCTGTATATGCTCAAATATTTGGCTACACATGCAGACCAAGAGCTGGGCGTTGTCGCACCGCGTGAAGCGCAAAGTGTGGTGAATCTTAATTATCATTTAGAGGCGATTCGTCGGTCCGAGGTGCTGAGCGCTTATATTGACGTTAGAGCGGGGAGAAAACAGATGGCTGATACTTATTATCGGTTTGCCAATAAATCGAAAGCGCAAGCCTACGGCATTATGGCGAATGTAGATGGTGGGGATTTGACGGCGGCGAGCTTGGAAGAAGTGGACGATATGCCGCATGATCGTTTGTTTAGCCGATTCCTTTTGATGATGGGTGCGACACGGCGTTTGGGTGCATCATCTAACTCCAATAATAAGCCGCAAATACGCATTACGGGGGTATTGAAAGGTGCAGATACGCTGATTGAGCTGATTGAGTCAGGTAAGTATTACATGATTGGCGCTTATCATGGTGATGCGGCACGGCGCGAAATTCAGCGTTTTATAGATGAAGGTTTTTTGGATGCGTCGCTGGTGGATGTGGCGAGTTATCGCTATCCCGTGCCGATTGGTAATTTAGTTACTGGGATAAAGCTAGGCTTGTTGCAAGAGTCGTTATTGTTACAGTTTCGTGAGCAACTGCCACCGGATGACTTTACGCGCCAGCTCCTTTGCGTGAACACGGTGTCTAAAAATACGATTTGGACGCAATGGATTCAGCGTGCGGTGCAGTTGGGCGTGTATGCGCGGTTGGAGCAGGCACAACCTATACCGGGGAAAACGTATAAAAAACGGGGTAGGGTCTCGTTTGGCTATGACCACACCGGCCACGGTGAAAACCTCTTATCCTCACGCTCCTTTTTAGTAGTCACGGAAGATTTGGCGGGTTTTACTGTGCCGATTTTTGCGCATCGCTGGCCGTTGGGAGTTGATGAGGATCAGGTTAAGCGCGATTTGATTGGGTTTTGGGCATATTTCAAACCTGATGCGGCGATTGGTGATGCGTATGGCATTGGTATGCTGGAAGCCTTGTGTGATGAATTGTTTAAACGCGGCTTGACAACGATTGATCGGCGCACGGTGGGTGATGGTTCTAGTGTTGCGAGTAATTGGAGTGAATGGCCGTTCGTACCGTTGCGGTTTGAAGGGATGATGAAGCATTCGATGGCTATGTCATTGGCTGCATCGTTTTCGGGTGGGCGCATGGCACTGCCTTCCGTGGAAGGTATTCAGCAAGGTGAGGCTGGTTTTGAGGATGTGGAAGCCATGCAGGTGTTGTATTGGCAGTTGCCCAACATTGAAACAGTGAGCAATACCAAAACTTATGCCAGTTATAAGATGGTAAAAAAGTCGGTGGGCGATGATGGCTTTGATGCGCTCATGGCCGCGCATTGGGCGTTGAAATCAGGTTCATTTGATATTCCGACGCAGATTTTGTTGGGAAAAACGCCGCAGGACAAGTTGTTGGAGTAGAATACGGTATCATAAGCAACTATAATTAGACCTGTTAAAGAGAACGGTTTTTTGCTGCACCGTCGCCAAACTGCACAGCATCTAACCGCATGAAAAAACCGCTAAAAGCCTGATGGCCTTCAATCTATCAGGCTTTTTTATTGGTGGCACTTTTACCAGAACGGGCATAAAAAAAAGCCAGCTTGGGGGCTGGCTTCTAAGAATGGACAAGCTTGGACAACAAATAGAGGAGGCTTAATTATACATAAAAAACTGCCGTGATAGCACTATATATAGTTGTTTTTTAGTAACAATTGTCTATATATAGTATAATTCCCCGAAACTTTAGGGGATGGTTATGGGCTGGCTTGAGATAATAAAAACAAAATTAGGACTCTCTGCGGATGAGCATCTGAACCCAAGCAACGCGCCAGTGTATGAGTGGGGTAGACGTGGCACGACTGACTCCCAGTTGCGCGTGCTGTATGAATCCATGTTGCCACCTTATGACCTTTACAACACCATCCTTGAAGTTAGACGCATGGACCGGCTCGATGGTCAGGTCAAAATGCTGCATAACCGTATCGCCAAAAGCCTCACCAAAGGCGGGCTACAACTCGATAATCCTACTAATGACAAACGCTTAAATACGCTGTGGCGTGCTTATGTTGCGCGCACTGAGTTGGATAAACGCCAGAAATTAATTAGCGATGCACGCGGATTGATCGTAGAGGGGAATTTGGTGCTGCAATGGGTGCTGAATACTACCGCGACTCAGGTTATGCGCAGTGTGCGCATGCCAGCAGAAACGATTCGTCCCCTCGTTGCAGTCAACGGTCAATTCGTCGATCCGGCGAAAGCTTATGCGCAATATAGCTTCTTAGATGGTAAGGATTTGGCGTTTTTTGCACGCTGGCAAATGGATGTGGCACGTCTTGATCCTGACAATTACGATGATTTTGGCAGCCTAGGTCGTCCGTTATTAGATGCGAATCGCAAGCGCTGGCGGCAAATTAATATGACCACGGATGATATGGTGGTGCGGCGGCGTCACCGTGCAGCCTTACGCACAGCACACGTTTTAAAAGGTGCAAGCGATGCACAGCTCACTGAGTATAAAAAACGCGTCGAAGCCGAAGAGAAAAGCATAACTACTAATTACTACTCAAACGTTGATGGTGCCGTGACTGCTCTGCAAGGCGATGCGAATCTGGATCAAATTGCGGATGTATCCTTATTGTTGGATGCGTTTTTTGCGGGCACGCCCATGCCAAAAGCCTTGCTGGGCTATGTGTCAGGGTTAAATCGCGATGTATTAGAAGATATGAAACGCGAGTTTTATGACGATTTGGACGCCTTGCAGGATTTGTTAGCGGATAGTTATCTGCACGGGTTTAAGCTGGAATTATTGCTAAATGGGCTGAATCCCGACTCGCTAGAATTTACGATCCAGTTTGCGGAACGACTCACCGAAACCCTAACGCAGCGCACAGACCGAGCCTTAAAAGTGCGTGCATTGGGTGCATCGCAACATACCGCATGGAGTATTGCGGGGCTTGATCCCACGGCTGAATTAGAGCGTTTGGAAGATGAACGCGCTAGCTTAAATCCTTATCCAAACCCTGATATTCCAACGGTGGATGATGAATTGGATGGTTCAGCGGCTCAACGCCATGCGCAGAAAATCACTATCACACCCGACAATGCAGCGGGTAAGGAATCGGCCACGAGTATAAAGAATGGCTGAGACTTATCAGCGCGGTGCAGCGATTCGGCGCGGTACGGCTGAAGCGCTAAAAGCCATGAAACAATTAAATTTGGATCAGCTTTGGGAATTAAATCTGCTTTATCAGTCGGCGCGTGATCGGCTGGTTAAGCGTTACGTGGCGATGGCGAGTGATCAGCAGTTGCGGGTGCAGCACTTAGATTCGATCTTGGGGCTGATTAAAGAGGTGATGAGTTCGGTTGGTACAGACCAGCGTCAAATTATCACGCAAGGCATTACTCAAGCGGCGGGAATTGGGGCGGGTGTTTTACAACATGCACAGTTGCCTTTGATTGCAGATGGTACGCAAGCGGTGCGAGCGGTGTGGCATTTGAAGCAAGCGGATGGGTTGCAATTGTCGGATCGGCTGTGGCGCTTGGATTTGGATGCAACTCGCATTTTGCGCGATGAAATTAGTTTGGCACTGGTGCAGGGTGATAATGCACTGACGGCGGCGCGTGAATTTGCGGCGGCAGGTTTGCCGGTGCAAGGCGGTTTGCCACATGCTGCATCGGTGGAAAAACTTAGCACACTCACCAGCAGCATCTTATTAAATCGTGAAGGAAATCTGCTGGATAACGCCCAGCGGGTGTTTCGTACGGAAATGGCCCGCGCGCAAACCCTTGCGTACATCGATGCCATGGAAAGCATGGGCGAAGGTAGTGGGCTGGTGGGCTATCGTTTCCGCTTAGGGGCGAATCACAAGCGCACTGATATTTGCGATGTGCATGCGGGTGCGAATTTGTACGGTTTGGGGCGTGGGGTTTATCCGGCTGCGGTGATTCGCAGGCTTTATCCGGCGCATCCGAATACGACGAGCTATATCCAAGCCGTGTTTGAGGATGAATTAAGCCCTGATGATAAACAAACTGATCAGAATCGGGTCGCATGGTTATTACAACAATCAGCAGCCGATCAGGATGCTATTTTGGGCAAGCAAAAAGGGGCATGGCTACGTGAGGGGAAATTGACGGACGCCATGTTAAATACACCCATGCGGGTTTTAGAAAAACGATTGGATCCTTAATATGTATATCGATTGGGCTGAAATTTTAACGCAATTACAGACACGCTTTAGTATGCGCACGATTGCCAAAAAATCCTGTGTCGCCAAGTCGACACTTTATGCTTGGAAAAGCACGCAGTCTGAACCGACTCACAGCAAGGGCGAATCCCTAATTGAGTTTTGGTGCAAGACCTTTGGCAAGCCGCGCGAACAGTGCCCGATTATCAAGCATAAACAGATAAACGGTATTTAATCCCTTTATAGCGTCCAGCCTTTTGGACGCCAGCCCGTGGTATAACGCTATCTAACTATATTCGTTAGATCAGTGAGTTATGGCATTAGGTCGGCACTTTAAACTGGAAGAATCCTCAAGCGCTCATTTACGGCGTTTAGTGCTAGCTGATGCAGTCAAACTCGCACCTGAACAGCTATCGTCCACGATTACCGTACTACGCACCGGCAAATTTACCCATTCACAATACGGTGACTTTGAAGTCACTCCTCAGTTATTGCAGGAATTGGTCAACAATTTCCAAGCCAATGCTTACGGTCAAAAAATATTGATGGATGTGGCGCATGAACCTGAAGAAGGTTCGGCTGGTGAAATCACGCGCTTATTTGTGAGTGGCGACCGTTTAAAAGCACAAGTCACTTGGACGCCTTATGGCATTAAAGCGAATCGTGAGCGCGGCTTTATTTATGTAAGCGCGGAATATCACGATAACTATGTCAGTAATGAAGTACCGCAGCGCGTGTTTGGTGCGGTGTTGCTGGGCGCTGCATTGGTGACACGCCCGCATATTAAGGGCATGGAGCCGGTTTACCTTTCTGAATCCACTGCTGACGATATTAAAACCTTTTTTGATCCTGCTATCGGAACAATAACAATGAACGAATTTTTGAAACGCTTGCGTGAATACTTAGCAGGCAAGAAAGCATCCAAACAACTGACTGACGCGCTGGCGACGTCGTTTGAAACAGAGGCAAAGGCGTTGGGCGATGATCCAGCTAAGCTGCAAACCTTGTTTGATGCGTTCAAAGCATCAGCCGATGCAGCCATCAAGCAATTAGGCGAAGCAGCCAATGATCAGCCGGTGGTCGTTAATGTCTCTACTACAGGCTTAAGTGCGACTGATGTCACTAAGATGCTAGAAGAGCGCGAAACGGAACAAGTGCGCAAACTCGCAGAACAGCAAACGGCCTTGGCTAATAAGCGCAAAGTGTTTACGGATGCCATTGATGCAGCGACGGGCTTGAGTGATGCCGTAAAAACCGAACTAAAAGCGAATCAAAGCGCGATTAGTTTAGGCATGACGGATGAAGCCGCCAAAACCTTGGCAGAAAGCTTTATCACGATGGCGAATCGTCAAGCGGCACAGCAGCAATTAGCGGGTATGGGTTATAGCGTAGCGGGTGCGACTCGCATCACCGTGGATGACTCAAACACGATTAAATCACTGCAAGAAACCGTGGATCAGGCATTACGCCAAAGCTGGCAACACCAGACCGGCATTTTGCCTTTGCAAACTGACAAGATGCCGAATCAGGCATTTGTCAGCAAAGTATTGGCTGATTTTGATCGTCGTTTTGCACGTCAGTTGGCTGAAGAGCACAAGATGCTGGGCAGTGCTACCAATACCAGCATGACCACCAGCAACTTGTATCTGCCCTACTCTGTGCAGCGCACGGTGATTCGCGAAGCACTCGCCAATTTGAATATTCTTCAATTGGTGATGACGGATACCGATCCGAGTGCCACCGAAACTACGCAAATCCCGTATGAGGATCGTTTTGCGGGTGTGATCCCGAATGATGGCATTGTGTATGAAGCGCAAGGCATTCCATCGGCGGGCACACAAGTGAAGTATGTGTCTGCCTATTTGACACCCATGAAACTGGCCATGCGTTTATCCAATGAATCCATGTTCTTTAGTGAAAATGGCTTGGTAAATTGGAACGCTTGGGCGGAGAACATCGCCTCTAATACACGCATTATGAAAGAGTTGGTACACATGCGTGTGTCCAATGAGATGTTGCGTGCATCCGATACCGTGAGTGCGATTGGGGTGGGTTTGGCTACTGCGGAAACCTTGGCAGCTACTGATGCGCAGGGGATCACAAAAACTGCTCAATTCCCGATTGTTCGCCCCTTCCAAGCGAAGAATTTAAAAGGGGTGAATCAAGGTAATGCTGAATGCCCTGTTGTGGTTAAGGTGGGCGCAGCTACCCTGCCCTATTACACGGGCGGCACCTTAGCTGCTGGCAACTATTGGCGTTTTGCCAACCTGAACTTGGGTTATATCCAAATTGTGAATCAATTGGGTGTGCCACAAGCGGGCGTGGCGGCAACAATTAGTTATTACACCCCTTCTAATATCGTCAAGTTCGACCTAAACCCAGCGTCGGGTGTGGATTTCCACAAACATTTGAATGGTTTGTTGGATGCTATTGGTGATCAATCGGCAATGATGAGTTCTAGTCGGTTTGTCAATCCAGAGTATGCGGCAATGAGCCGTGTCCTAAACAACACCGCCAGCAAAGCGGAACAGTTTGCAGTATCGCTGAATAAAAATGGCACCAACTTAAACTTGAATGGCGATTTGTTGGAAATTAAAGGCTTACCTGCTTTCAATGTGGATGCGCCAGGTGTGGATTTAGCGTCACAGCGCGTGTTGATTGGGCAACGCGGTTTGACAGCATACAAGATCGCCAAGGCGTTTAGTGTCGGTGCACCCTTTGAAGCAACGAACTCATCAGGTCAACCGACCGGCGAAAAGATTGCTTACGGCGAAGAATATAATTCGATTTATACCCCTGATCCGGTGCGCAACCGTTACACCTCAGTGCTGGTTTATGACAGCACCACACGCTAGGGGTGAGGTATGAGCCAAGTATTTTTCACCAATAAAGGCAAGCGTCCGCTCATGATCGGCAGCCAATGGTGTTCGGTGAATGCCACGATTGTGGCGCATGAAGCGGAAATTCCGAAAGCGTATGCCAAGTGGGTGCAGAAAGTTGATACATCTGCACCGGCAGAGAATCCAGCTAAGCCAAATCCTGATGAAGTATTACAGGCAATTTTGGCTTTTCCTGAAAAAGAAATTGTTGCCAAGCTGGATGCGCTGGCCGCTGATCAATTGCAACAGTTATTGGCCCTTGAAAGCAAAGCCGACAAGCCGCGTAAAGCTGTGACTGATGCGATTAATGCAGCCATTTTGGCGCGTGCGGCGGTGCAGTGATGCTAACCATTCGCGGCGAGAAAAAAAGCACTATTTCCATTGCAGATCGTCTGCCGGTGGATTCTGAGCTAGATGGTGTGTTACTGGTGGATTGCGCGGCTGTGGAACTGGATTTTATGGGCGTGCATTTTTCAAGCAATGCGCTCAGTCCCGTGCACGTAACGCAGCCGCTAGTCGAAGTGCGCGACTCTACTGATTGTCTGATTAGAAATGTGACGCATCACAATTCCTATGAAGAGTGGTTGCAGTTGGATTGGCGCTGCGCGCGATCAGGTATTTTGTTGCGTGGCAATGGTTGTGCCATTGAGCAATGTGCGCTTTCCGGTGTGCGTTTCGGTGTCGGCTTGCTAGCACCCTATTGCAGTGTTTTAGGGCTATCGGTAGAAGGTTTCAGCGCGGATGCGTTGCGTTTGCTGTCTGATAATGCCCAAGCATCACAGGTACAAATCGCAAAAGCATTTTGGGGTGATGAACGCGAACACAGCGATGGTGTGCAGCTTTTCCCGATGGCGTTGCCTGAAGAACAACGCACTAAAAGTCTTAGAAATATTAAGTTGCGTGACATTTATATTGAGAATCGCAGCGATTTTGCGCCGCTTTCGCGTTGGATGCAGGGCATTATTTTAAGCGATGGTTCACTGCATGATGCGGAGCTGGTGAATATCCACATTGATACGGATCACGAAGTTGGCTTGCAGCTTGCTGAGGCGCACGATGTGTCGCTGCGCAATATCAACCTTAAGCACGCTGACAGCAAACTGAAAATCGGCACGTCCAAAGCCGATTATTGTCCGTCCACCAATGTGCGGATGAGCGCGATTACTGCACCGGAGATTGTATGGCTATGAATCCCCTGCCATTGGCTCAACAACGGCGCGATATTATTAATCGTGTGAAGCAAATTGAAGGTGGTTATTCCAATCACCGTGCTGATTCAGGTGGTCGCACTAACTATGGCATTACCGCAGCCACTGCACAGCAATATGGTTTTCGCAATGTGGCTGAATTAACGCCAGCCGATGCTTATGAAATCTATGAGCAGGGTTACTGGTATCCCTTGCGCTTAGATGAAGTTGGAACACTTAGCCCTAAACTGGCAGAACGCTTATTTGATATTGCAGTCAATCTGGGACCTAGTGTAGCGGTGAAATGGCTACAGCGGGCTTTGAACGTGCTGAATAACGGTGGCACGTATTATCCAGATGTATCCGTTGATGGGGCCATGGGCGTGCAAACCTTGAATGTGTTGCGCGCGTTGTTCACCAAACGTGGCAAAGTCATTGCCGAAAATACCTTAGTCAAAATGTTGGCGAGTCGCCAATCGGTGCACTATCAAGATTTAGCGGAACAACGTCCGAAAGATGAGGCGTTCAGCCAAGGGTGGCAAAATCGCGTGCCAGATGCGGATGTAGATGCGGCGGCTGTGGATAACTATTTTTCCGGCGATGACTCAGCCTCTGATGATCAAGCATTTGGCGCTAGTGAGTCAAAAAGCTATCAGCCGCCGATTGATCCAGACTATCAAGCATGGTTGGCACAAAAAGAACAGTCCAAGAACACCAAAAAAGCGCACCAATCTAAGATTAATTGGGTGCAGATTGTCGGTATGGCAGCCAGTTGTGGTGTGCCGTTTATAGCGGGATTATCCCCTGAGCATGTCGCCATGATTGGTGCGGGACTGAATACTGTACAGGGTTTAGTGACGATAGCATTGCGCACTTGGTTTACCAGTAAACCCATTCGGGCACATTCGGTCACAGGGTAGTGATATGAGGACGCTTCCGTATTCCCAAAATAATAATAAAGAAACTATGCAAAATACGATTGCAGTCGCCACCGGCTTGAGCTATGGCGCATCCGGTGCAACGGTTGTACTGGGATTACAAATTAATTTGTGGCTGAGTGTATTAAGTTTGCTATTCGTCGTGCTGACGTTCGGAGCCAATCTGTATTTCAATCACCAAGAACACAAACGCAAACAGCGCGAAGAAGCGCGCAAAGATCAGTTACATAAAATAGATTTAGAGCAGCGGATGCGGGTGTTGCAATGACCGATTGCCAGCGCTTAGCCATTAAACGCTCAGAATTGATCACTGATTTGCAGCGCATCATGAACAGTGAACGCCACCGGCTGGCAGATAAAAGCTGGGATTTGGCGATTGATGCGGCGCTGGTAGATTTGTCGAAAGGCGATGCACGTCCGATTACCCTGCAAGCGACGTTGACACTGGTCTCTGGACAAGCGCAATACCCTGCCCCTCCTTTTGCCGCTAGGTATCTGGGCACTGATTGGGGTTTACAAGCGACACAACCGCTTTGGGATATGGACTACGAGCCACCGGCGCGGGTGCAGATGACCAAGATCATGGGTAAGCGTGTCCTGCACTTCTCCCCTGCCCCTAGTTTTCGCATGATCGCCGTGCATGGTGATCAGTTTGAATTTTATTATGGTGAAAACCACGTCTTAACCGAGCAAACCTGCACCGTCCTGCCCTCTGACTGGGAACTCTTAAAAGTACGCGCGTTGGCGTCACTCATGACCGAGTTAATTGCGGCGCATGTGGTTGCACCGGTGACGATTAATCGAGGTATGACACCTGCCACCTATACCAAGCCGCAAGATGCCTTTAATGCACTGATGGGTGAGTTTGAGAGGCTAAAACGTGCGCATTAGTATCCAAATTAATCCGCAAGATTTAGACCAGATTAGGCATTTGCCTTGGCTGGTTAATGAGGTGTTGCAGCGCAGCACGTATCAGATTGCAGCACGTACCGCAGCACAGGTGCAGCCACTGGCCCCGCATGCCACCGGACAATTAGCCCGCAGTATCCGACCCATTCGCACCGCCACCGGTGCAGATGTACTGATGGATACGGCTTATGCGCAAGCGGTGCATGATGGGCGCAAAGCAGGTTATCGGTCGGATTTAGAGGATTTGTCCGATTTGTCGGCATGGATGCGAGTAAAAGGCATACCTGAATCCGCGTTATATCCGATTGCGCGTCAGTTGCAGCGCTTTGGCACAAAACCCGTGCCGTTTTTGCGTGAGTATGTGGATTCGCTGGCGTTTGAAGTGATGGCACGCAATATCGTGACCAAGGAACTTGCCAATGCGCTGGGCTGAGTTAATGCGGGCTATTGATGAGCAGTTGCGCAGTGCATTTGCGGCGGAACTACAACAAGGCATGTTTATCGCACCGTGCGCATGGGGCACTACCCCGCAAGTAGATGCTATCTACTGTTATCCCATGCACACCGACCTGCCCTCCCCTGACTTGAATGACACTAAAACCGCGATTCAGTTGGATTTGTGGAGTGTGGAAACCCGCGAGCATGACGTATTAGCTGCGTATGACCGCCACGATGCCCTGCAAGTGAAGGTGCTGAATGCGCTGAAACAATTAAACGGTGGCCCGATGTTACTGGAGTTTGAGCAGTGGCGTTTTGCATCCGATTTTGCACCGACGTATATGAGTCGATTGCAATTTAATGCGGCGGTATCCACCGCTTGTTTTGACAATAATAATTAGGAGTTTTATCCATGACCGAAGCTAGTTATAGCACTGCATCGCACGTTATTGAAACTGGGGATGTTATTACACAATTATTTAAAGAGTCATCGGATCGGCAAAAGCGCCAGATGATGAGCTGCTTTGCGAATAGTCAAGAGTTGAAGCGTGCCCAACTCGAAGAGCGGTTGACCACACAACTTCAACAGTTACGCGATTTGATTAATGGGCAAACACCTGGTGTGAATCCGTCACGACTGGAAGAGCTGTTCAAACAGTTGATGCAATCCGAAAAAATGCGCGCGTTTTTCGGCAATGCTTGTACTGATGTGAAAGCGCCAGACGGCACAATCAAGCGCATTAGCAATGCATCGATTTTACGCAGCTTTATTAATCGCCCACAGCGTATCCGCACCGAATTTTTACGTGATACGAATCAGTCTGCTTACGGCTTGAAATTTTGGTTAACAGGTGATCGTAGTGCCACGCTTAGTATTGTCGATGTGCGCATTTCTGCGGATGGCGAGCTTCCAGAAAAGTGGCGTAAAAACTTTAGCACCAACAGTTGGCCGTCGGATGGTTTGCCTATCACAGCTGAGTTCTATAGTGATTATTTGAAAATCCCTCAAACGGATGAAATCACAGGTTGCTCTTATATTGATGAAGTCGAGCTGGTGAGAACAAACTTAGTGTTTGATTACTTTGGTAGCTTAGAGCCATGCACGATGACTGATTTGCCGGATGGGATTGATATTGATGGCGACGGCATGATTGGTACACCGCAGGGCGTGATAACGCCAGCACCTGAGCCTGATCCGGTGGTTGATCCTAATCCAGTACCTGAGCCTGATCCGGTGGTTGATCCTAATCCAGCACCTGAGCCTGATCCGGTGGTTGATCCTAATCCAGCACCTGAGCCTGATCCGGTGGTTGATCCTAATCCAGCACCTGAGCCTGACCCAGTGTTTGACCCTGATCCGGTGGTTGACCCTAACCCAGTGCCTGAGCCTGATCCGAATGCGGATTTGTCCGGTTCTGACCCAAACGATCCTAACCTTAATCCATAA